TTAATATACAAATTTTTTTTTATTTTTTTTAAAATAGTACACATAGTACACATTTTTTTACAAAAAGTACCCCCCCCCTATAAAATAAAAAAATGTTTCTTAAGAGGGTATAGGAAAACCGCAAAAATGTGTACTATTGACATAAAAAAAGGGAGGTAATTACACCTCCCTTAAAAAAACAAAACAGAATATTTTTAAAATTCCAAGTCGTCATCTACAATTTCCTCATCAACTACCTCGATATTGATAGGATCGGCTTTAGTTAAATATGTCTTAAGATAAGCCTCTAATGTATTGAAAGCCTCGTCTGCTAAATCGGCTTTGGCATCCGATATTGAGTTTTTAAATTTAAACTCTGGAACTGTGTATTTTACCGCTCCCTTTTTTCCCTCTACAAAGTTAGCAACCTCAACCCACTCATCTGTTAATCGTGAACGTGTCTTTGCGGTAAAATCTCCATAAGATTGACACGATGCACCTTTTAATTGTAGGTTTGCAATTGATCCGTCTTCCAACATAATATAAACAGATTTTACATAATGCGCTCCAGATGATTTAATTTTCTCTTTTACTTCGGAGTAAACTCCCTCAATCATATCTGTTTTAATATTTTTACCGTTTGCATCTTTGTGAAATGTTTTTACTTTTAAAACATCATTAGATATAAATTTTACCTCGTTAGAACCGATTTGACCTTTCAATGAATCGTTCCAACCTTTCACGGTGTGCAATTCATCTAAAACTAAAAATTTAAAAGGTAAATTAATGGCTACATTAGTTTTACTTTCTTTGTCATAATAATTAAAACATTTGTCGTTTGATTTCCAGTCGATAAATTTTTTTGCTGGATTTGTTTGTGGTTGTGCAAACGCTTGTCTGCGGTTTGAATTACTCATAATTTTATTTTATTTATGGAGCGAAATTAAGATGCCCACCCCTTGCATCGGTAATTATGAATTACAAATATAGTATTTATAATGATGACTTTATAATTAAACCATTATTTTTTTTATAATCTTTAACCAATCTTTGAAGCACTGAATAGCTTACATTTAAGTCTTCGGCTACGCTTTTTATTCCATTATTTTGAAAAATAAAATAATACTCCAAAAGTAAAATTTTTCTTTTTTGATTACTGATTATTATTTTTTCCATTGTTTTAATATTTTCCTATATAAATTATTCACTCTCTCGGAATTAACGCCTCTATTATAATAGAAATTCATTACTCTTTTTATTCTTGTTTTTGCACTTTGTTTTGCTGTCATTATTCAAAATTTTTACTTTCAATTTCTCGAAATTCAATTAATCCTTTATATTCTGAATTATGTTTTTCAAGTTCCATTTTTACTCTTGTACGTTCGTGTTCTGAACGTATTAAATTATTAGCTTGTTGAACTAATTTTGATTGAGCATTTGCCGTTTCAACATCAATTTCTTTACTATCTAATTTTTCCATTTGATTAAAAACAAATGCTAAAAGTGATTTTGTATTTACTGGTTTCATTTTTTTTGATATTTAATAATTAATTTTATAAATTCTTCTTTCATTATAATATTTAAACTTTCTTTTGCTGTTCTTGAAATTAAAGTTTTTTTTTCTCTATAAATTGTTAATCTTAATATTGTAAAATTATCAAATAATTTATTCCTTTCTTCAAGAAGATTTCCTTCTTCAACTTCGTCTTCTAGTTCATAACCATCTATTCCATAAACATCCCAACAATATAATATTGCTTCTTGATAAATTTTATTTATACCATAGCTCATCCCAGCCTTATCTTTTATTGAAAAAGAATGTGATTTGCTTATATTAATATCGATTTTTCTTTTTGATATTAATTTTCTTATTATTTCAATTTCATCTAAATCAATTAATGAATGTTGAAGTGAATAAAGTTTTTGTAATATTTCTAAATTTTCCATACTTTCATACTTCGTACAAATGAATAAATTTATATGTATTGGTAAATCCACCCCAATCAACAACAACTGGTAAGTCCCTTGTTCTCTTTCTGTCTTGGTTATAATTCCCTATTTCTACGATTACACCAGTTACCTCTGTTGGATTGTGTCTATTTGCTTCTTTTGCAAATTCGCAATCGTGTCTTAATCTTACTTTTTGCCCCTCTTTCATATACAATTTTGGTGTCATTTTTTAAAATTTTAATGTTATACTTGATTTTCTTGGAGTTGTTGATACTTTTGGAACTTGATTACCATAAGCATCGAATGTGTCTTGCTTTTGAGCCATTTTTAATTGTTCAGTCCTTGCATCCAAATCGGCTTTAATAGTTGACCAAACCTCATCCTCCGCATAATTAATCGTATTACCACCGTTTACTGGTGTGAAATCAACGCCGTAAACATTTACCTTTTCCTCTGGTAAGTGTTTTCTCATTTCGTTGTCTGCGGAATTTACTACTTCTTTTAATCGGCAAATATTAGCCATAAATTCGTGTTTGTCAATCTCTCCGCTCTCAATTACGTTGTCGACCATTCTTTTACCAGTTAAGATTGCATCTTTTTTAGTAAAAGTTGGCTCGTACATCATTGATAATTGTTCAGAGTTTTCTAAAAATCTTACTGCACTTTGTCCCATTTTAATTAATTTTTTGATAAGCATTACACATTTGTTCATTGTCAGCATAATAAACTGACTGGATTACCTTTCTCATCCATTTGTCAAACTTTTTAATTTCTTTTAAATTCGTTTCCATTTTTCTATTTGTTTTTCTATTAATAATTTTATTTGATTCTCTGCCTCTACTGGTATTAATTTGTGCAAAATTTTTGTTTTTGTACCCTCTTTAAATTTAGACTTACGCCCAGCGTTTCTTTCATTCATATTTTAATTATTTTTTAAGTCAAAATAAAAACATATTGACTTGTTATACATTGCTTTGAAAATCTCTTCAAATACTACTTTTTTTAAAACTATATTCATCGCATCATCCTCTTCCTCGGTAATTAAAATATTTTCTTTTTTTATTTTAATTCTTGGTCGTGGATAAATTAAAGTGACTGGCTTATTCATTTCGTGTAATCCGAAAACAATTTCGTTTTTTCTGTCTTCAAAAGTAAAATCTTTATCTATTACTGATTTTCCTTTGTTTATTTTGTCTAACAAATTGAAATCTGAATTGTGTATGTATCTATGGTCTAAATTTACCATTGTCGATATAATATACTCATTTGATTTTTTGTATTTCATATCTTTACAATCTAAAATGTATCTTTGATAACCTTTATCAATTAAGAAATTTTCAAATCCATTCATATTTGCTCAACTTTATAAACTCGTTTTAAAACGATGTTTAATTTATAAAAATTCTCTAATGCGTTAACTATATTTTCTCCTTGTACTTCCAACTCACAATCGTGGCACTCGTCATTTATTTCTCTAAAATAATATATTAAAAATTTTCTCATATAAATAACTTACTAATTAATACCACATTTAAATCAGTATTTGTTGCCCTTATTAAAGCCATAACTTGACACATTGACAATTCTAAGAAATGATGGTATTGGTTTAATTCTTTTTTCAACCTTTCAACTGTTGCAGGGAAGTTTATTGCCTCTTTGTCTAATTGAGCCAATGCCTCTGGAGTTAATTTTTCTAAAAGTGTTTTCATTATAATCTAAATATTAATTGAGTTAAAAAATACACCGCCATAATAAATGCTAATGCGTGTTGGTACTTTGCTTTTGATAAAAATGTTTTCATATTTGTTTTGTTTTGTTGAGTACAAATATATAACAATAAATTAATTAAACAACAATAAATTAAAAAATAGATGTTATTTATATTAATTCTAAATAGCGAACTATCTAAATTTATAGGAAATAAATAAGATAATAAGTAATAACCAAAGCCACCATAATGAAGTAATAAGGCTTTCTTTGCGTTCTATTTGTTTTTCGGCTTGTTTTGTTTGTTTTAAGGCTTTTATATTTGTTTTTACACTACTTTGTACTGTTTCTTTTTTTTGTGTCTTATTTCGGCTTATTTCGTTTTTGCTTTTTATTTTAGCATTTAAATAGGAAGTCTTTTTGCCTTGACTATCTACAATAATAATTGGCTTAAGGGTGTCAATTGGTACTATTTCAAACTCATTGCTTTGTATTTCATTGATTGAATTAGTTTGAATTACTTTTTTAGTCGAATCAATTACCGATATTTCGGAAATTTCCTTTATTTCGGTATTTGTTTTGTTAACCTTTCGAGATCCACACCCAATAAATAGTAATAATATAAAAAAGTATTTCATAATTTTAAAATATGTTTGTTAATCTCATAATTTGTCCGTGTTCTTTTGAATGTAAAAAAGCCTCAACTGCTTTTGGGGCGTGTTGGTAGCCTTGACGATGATGCCAACTATCTGTTCCGCTTGGACTCCTTAAACTTTCTATAGTTATACCCGCATAATCTTTACTTGTTTTGTGATGTACGTGGTGAGTGTATATGTATCGATGTTTTGTTTGACTCCATTCGGTTGGAAATTCAACCGCCATCAATAGAGGCAAATCGATTTGCTTTGCTCCATCTCCGTGAGTTGTTCCGATTAGATTGTTATAATACTGAAATCCTTTGCGATGTGCTATTGAGGTGTCGAAAGTTATGTTATCACAATTTTTAAAATAGGTTTCAATTACTTGGGCCAGAAAAAATCCATTTGTATAATCGTGATTTGATGGATTAAAAGTAAAATGAACGTCTGCAACCGATAAAAGTATTTCTAAGACGTCAACATATAATTGTTTTGCGATTAAAAAATTACTGTGCCACATTCCATCTGTGTCTTGAGGTGTTCCACTTGTAGTTGTCCGATTGGGGTTGTCAATGTGTAAGATGTCGTTTCCTCCAATAAATAAAATTTTATCAATATGAAATGAACTAACCTTTTGTAAAATAGATTTCACGCCCTCAAGTACTCTTTTTACTGCTATTTGATTATTATAATTTTCGCCACTTTCAAACGATGTGCATAGTTTGCCAATGTGTATGTCTGCGGGGTCTATTACCAATAAATAACTATCTTTGTTTTCTACTCGTTCCAATTTAGGAAACTTTGGAGAATATTTTTGCAAATCAGTTATTAAGTCATCACGAAGCGTGGCAATGTTTGTGATTTGGCTTTCAATATAATTTGGGTTTTTAACAAATGCGGAAACCTCCTTGTTTTTTACCCATAAATGCTTAACCGAAGTCGTATCAATATCCAGCGAATCGGTTGAGTTATAAATACCCTCGTAATCGTCTAAAAATCGCTTTCTGTTTCTTCTAATGTATTGCTTTAATGCTTTGGCATCGGTAGCATTTAAAATTAAATTCTCGGATTGTACCAGTAAATCTTTTACTTGGGCATCTCCTAAATTTTCATTGTCGTGTAAAAAATTTTTTAACTGAAAATCAAATTTTATAAATTTTGAAATCATATTGCTTTTTTACAAATATATATAATTTTTTATTAAGAAATGGTAATAGTTATATTTTCAACGGTTTGCATCTTTTTAAATAATTTATTAAATGCCTTACGTGATTGACCTATGAAATCTTGAGAGCGTGTTAATCCCACTAAAATACACCCCTCCGTGTCGTGGTTTGTATTTCCAGAGTGTATTCTTATCCCCTCGAAATTTGGCACGTTTAAAAGCAAAGGTAAAAGCCTTTTAAATCGATTTGACCTATTTATAATTACCTTATAAATACCTTTTGGGATTGCAGTTTCCGATTTTATTTTAACATCTCGCTCAATATCCTCCAAAGTAAAGCACTCAAATTTTCCGTCGATTGATAATTCCCCAATAGTTGAGTGGTCAGTACGGTGTAATCTTTTAATCTTTATCTCCATTTTTTCTATTTTTTATCCAGTCATAAATTTTCATTCCAGTATAGGCAATAGAAAACAATAGTAATACTACTTTTAGACTTGCTTCTATCTTACTCAAAGATATTAAAAAAACACCAGTATTTAATATGTAAAGTTTTAAATTATCAATCATTTTTTCAATCTTTCAACTATATTTGTGATTCCCTCGATTCCTATGTAAGCCGTTGCAATTACCACCCAATCGGATGAGGTCAATTGTCCACTAAATAAACCCCCACAAGCTACTACAAAAACGAGTAGCTTACGGGAAATCCATTTACTTAAAATTCTATCAAATTGCTCCTTGCTCATCTTTTATTTCATTGTACCCAGCGAAGCTATGTCGTGGAGTGTTTGGGAATATTTGATTTTCAAAAACAATTTCTTGCTCCGACATTACATCGTAAGCATATCCATCAGCATAAACCGCTGGAGTTAATTCGTTGCCCTCATCGTCAAATGTTGGGTTTTCTAAAACAATCTGTCCTATTTCTACAACAGCTTGAATACCTTGTCCGTAAACAAGTCCATCCTCCGTGTCAATGTAAACCCCTTTTGCAATTAAATCAGCTATTGCTGTTTCTTTGTCTGTGTAATTTAGTTTGTAAATATTCATTTTATATAGTTGTTAAGTTTATACATTGCTCGTCTGTTAAAGCTGTTTTGTAAAGTTGAACTGAGTTAATTCCATCATTTAAATAATCCGCATTATTAAGACTTCCTAATTGAATTGAATTTAATATAGGTTTTGCTACTTCTCCTAAATCAATACCTTGCTTTATACCATTGATATATAATTTAACATTTACTGCGCTATATGATAATGCTATCTTTATTTTACCAATATTTGTTATTTGACTTGATGTTATTAATGGAAAATTTCCTCCTGTTGCTACTACTGCTCTAATTGTATTAGTTAAAGACGAAGTGAATGTTAATTGTATATTTTCAGATGCACTATTATTATTACTTATACATAAAATTCTTCTATTTACATTTCCTAACAAGTTTCTTAAATTTAACTCGACAAACATAGTCCCCTCAGTTTGACCAATCAAACCACTTATCCCAGTCTTACTAATAACATCTTGATTTCTTGTTACAGAACTTGCAACAGTTGGGATGTATGATGTGGCGTTTGAACCAGCTTCGACTTGTGCACCCCAAAGTAAAATAGAACAATTTGCGGTTGCTCTTATCGCAGGATATCTTGTTGCAGAAGATGCTACTTGGGTTATTTCAAATCTT